TGGACCGGGTTCGGGCGGTCGTCGTGTAGGTATTGCGAGAATCCAAAGTTCCGGCACCACCCGGTACGTCTATACCAGCGAGACCCACGGTTATTTAGTTGGAGATACAGTCACCATCTCCGGGCTTAGCAGTGATGACGCTGAGGACTTTGAGGGTACGTATGTTCTTACATACGCCACTGGTCAGGAAATCCGTTACACGGCATCTGAAAGCTTCACCCTTGCTGTCGAAAACCAAGACTGGGGCGGTGTAGTAGACCCCGCTGGACCTGACGGTGTTGCGCCTCAGCCGCTAATCGATGGTCGTTACTACTATGTCAATAGAGAAGACGACACAGTTGTTAGGACAATCACTGCTCGATACAGGACAAGCAATGTTGTTCGTATTACAACCAGTGTTGCCCACGATCTGCAGCCCGGAAACATTGTAACAATTGATAGCATTACCGGTGTCAGTCCCGAAGTGTTCAATGGAACTCACACAATTATTGCGGTTCCATCTACTACGACATTTGAGTTCAACTCCGAGGGTGCAAACGTTGCTAATGCCGCAGCTTCCGGAAATGTGTCAACATCAAGTAGCAACTTCTTGACGCTACACCCAAGTTACGAAGATGCTTTGGCCGACACAAATGCCATTGACCTTGCTACACAGGGATCTGGTAGTCAGCTGTTCCTCAATCATATTACTCCGACAGCTCCTATTATTCGTGAAATTGCTGCTATCGGTTCTGACGAGCAGGTGACTGTTACCCGACCGTATACAACGGCTTACGAGAATGTTTCATACTCGTACCCAACCTTCGTGTACGTTCGTCCTCAGGGATACTCGCTACACCGTCCGTTCGACGGTGGCGTTGAGATGTCTACCGGTGCTGATACGTGGTATGGCTCAATTGTTCGTCAGACCCGTAAGTACTTCCGTTACCAGTCCGGTAAGGGTATTCAGACTTCAGCTGCTGTGAACTTCAAGCCCAGCATCGACATCGAGACAATGTATCGAGTTGGTACATCTAACGTCATCCAAATCCGTACTCGTCGTCCGCACGGTCTCATCAACGGCTTGTTCATTCGAGTTGACGATGCAAAGGATCAGTATGGTGTAGACAGTCCTGTCTATAACGGAACATTCCAAGTCACCGTAATTGACTCGTTCAACGTTACTGTTATTTCCCAGCAGCCCATCGTTGAGCCAGTCGTCTACGGATACCCGAGACTCCACGTTGACGCTTGGACAAACGGTGCTATTCGTTCCGGTATGTTCGACTTCCAGAACGGTATGTTCTACGAGTTCGACGGTCAGAAGCTCTACGCAGTTCGTCGTTCTTCGACTCAGCAGATTGCCGGAACGTTCGCCTGTCTGCAGGGTTCCGAGAAGGTATTTGGCACCAACACGGCGTTCCAGACGCAGCTGAATGTTGGCGACTACATCGTCCTTCGTGGTCAGTCCTACCGTGTTGCAGATATTGAGTCAAACGAGCGTTTGACCATTAAGCCCGAATATAAGGGTGCTTCTGGAAACGAGAAGGAATTCGATCCAACAACAGTTGTTTCGACCGGAACAGATACGTTCACAATTCTGAGTCACGGATTTACTCAGGATCTGCCGGTTGTCTACAACTCAATTGATGGTGAGCCGGTTGGCGGTCTTGTAAACGGACGTACTTACTACGTTGATGTTCAGACGAGTAACACCTTCAAGCTGAAGGCCAGCCCAGATTCAAGCGTGAATGTCAACCTTTCGAGTGTCGGAACAACAAATGTCCACTCGTTTACCCCAGCCAAGACGGGCATTATCGGAACACTGACTGTAGACACCAAGGTTCCTCAGGAAAACTGGACTCTCGACCCCTGCGACGGAACTGGACCTACCGGGTACAACCTAGACCTGTCCAAGATTCAGATGATCTACATGGACTACTCATGGTACGGCGCAGGCAAGATTCGTTTTGGGTTCAAGACCGTAGACGGACAAGTTAGGTACACCCACGAGTTCACCCACAACAACCAGTTGTTTGAGTCGTACTTCCGTTCAGGTAACTTGCCAGCTCGTTACGAAGTAACAACATTTGCGAACCCGACGTACATCCCGTCGCTGTTCCACTGGGGTACTTCGGTCATCATGGACGGCGAGTTCGACGACGACAAGGCGTACCTGTTCACCAAGTCGAGCCAGACCCTCAACATTGGTGGTACGACTTCGAAGACGTTCGGCTCTACGGCCCTCAGCAATATCACAGACATCATCAATATTCCGTCGCACGGTTTCTCTAATGGCGATGCTGTTCAGTTCTTGGGACTTGGCTCAAACGGCTTGCCCCAAAATAATAACCAGAACCCACGTACTAGGTTCCTCGGGTATTACCCATATGACTACCTAATCAACGAGAGCACCTACTACATCAAAGCAGTTGATGAGAACAACATTGCTCTGACATTTACTGAAGCTGATGCCACAAGAAGTGAGCCTGCCATCACAAGCATTTCCAAGTCAAACTACTTGGTTACTGTGGATACTAATGGCAACCACAACTTGCAGGTAAACGATTACGTATTGATCTACATCAGTCCTCAGTACACGAACTACCTTGCGTATGCAGGAGTTGCCCGTGTTTCTCAGATTGTTGATGCGAACACATTTAGGTACTACCAGTACTCGTTCCAGAGAAGCTCAACCACAATTTCGAACCCACAGAGTTCATTCTTCCTTCGAAATGTAATTGACTTCTTCAACAGTGGTAACTCGCAGTCCACCTACAGGTTGTCGCCACAGGGATCATTGAATAACACATCCGGTAACAACTACCAGCCACTTATTTCAATCCGACTGAGCCCCTCGGTTTCAGAAGGTTTGACGGGTGCGTTGGGTGACCGAGACGTTATCAACCGAATGCAGTTGCGTCTGCAGGAAGTTGGTGTCCAGACCAACGAGTTGATTGATGTGAAGATTCTCCTTAACGGACGACTTAACAACTTGAACTTCATCGCTGTGGAATCACCATCGCTGGTTCAAGTTGTAGAGCACACATCGAATGACACCATTTCCGGTGGTATTCAGGTCTATAACTTCAAAGCTTCTGGTAACAATGGCGTTGAGCAATCAACTAACGTTGATGTGAGCGACCTGTTCGAACTTTCAAACTCCATCCTCGGAGGTGACTCGGTGTTCCCCGATGGACCCGACATCCTCACCGTGGCGGTTGCCCGTCTGACCGGCCAAGAAACGTTGGCCTCAGCGAAACTGTCATGGGGTGAGGCTCAGGCGTAAGGAGAGACGCAGATGGCTATTCAGAGACTTGCTTCGGCAAGGCCGCAAGCAAATGTCGATACTGGCATGGTTACATTTTCAGACAGTTACTTAGTGTCTGTTATTGCTACCAACATCTCCCCATCTGCGACTCCAATCCCTAGGGTAGCCATCTACATTGTTCCTTCAGGAGCTTCGACTGAGGGTTCGTATGTTTACCTGTCTAACAACCTTGACTTAACATACGGGACAAGCTTCGAAACATTTAGGTTTGCTGTAAACCCCGGCGACGGTTTGTTTGTCAGAAGCTCTCAACCGACTGTTTCTTTTAGTGCTTATGGTCTTCTTCAAGATGATGCCATCGGTCAAGGAGACTTGCCGCTTACATTTACAAATAAAGTTATTCGTGGTGTAAACAACACTTTATATTTAGACGTTGGTGCTACGGCTGATAGACGGCCAGACGCTGAAGTTGGCTATGTTCGATTCAACACCGAGTACAGTGCTCTTGAGGTTCTTACTGGTGAGGAATGGGAACTTGTCGGCACTGGTACCGGAGATGGAGCAACTGGGCCAACCGGTCCGACAGGCCCCATCGGTGACACTGGGCCAACCGGTCCTGAAGTAACTGGACCAACAGGACCTACCGGACCAACGGGGCCGTCTGGAGGACCTACCGGACCAACGGGTGCAACCGGTCCAACCGGTCCGGGTGGCGGTGCAATTGATGTTGCCAACACAACGGACACAACAACGTTTGTTGGCTTGTACGAAGACGCATCTGGAACCATTGGCGGCAAGACCAACTCCGGCATCACGTACAACGCCAGCACAGAGGTTCTTGCAGTAACCGCTGTTGAGACAGGTTCAATCAATGCCCCGTCCAGTTTGACTGGCACCTACACGCTCACATCACCGACAACCATCACGTTGGACCCAGTTGATGAAATTATCAACGATGCTCCGATGAAGTTGGTTTCTAAGACTGTGCTGGAACTCTCAACATTGGTCGCAAGCACTGGTTCTATCGTCTTTTGCACAAATGAAACTGGTGGAGCGACTCTAGCTTTCTATGATGGCTCTGACTGGCGGAGGGTGACCGACCGAGCGGTGGTTCAGTAATGTCTGGGGAGTTGCGGGAGTACACGGTTACCGCACCAGATATGGACACCACTGATTCCATCTGGGAAGACCTACTCACAGATTCTCCCACGCCAGAGACAATCCCCGACCGTCCAGTTGATGTAATCAACGAGCGAACAAACAACCCTCGAAATACGGTCTACCTCCTTACGGACGAAGAGGCCGAGGCGTTGAGGGATGACCCACGAGTTGAGTCCGTGGAGGATGTGTCCCGGATTCCCATTAGAAAACGAGCATTTCTAGATGGGAACTTCAACAAGCTGACAACCGAGACAGGTGAAAAGCAGAACTGGGGACTTCTTCGTCACATCAGCGCAACCAACAACTTTGGAACTTCCAACAACGACCCCGGGGGGACTTACGATTACGTCCTAGACGGAACCGGCGTAGATGTTGTCATTGTTGATAGTGGTATTCAGGCTGACCACCCAGAGTTTGAAGATGCTGCAGGAACTAGCCGGGTACAGCAAATCGATTGGTACACAGAGAGTGGTGTTTCCGGATCAATGCCGTCGGGGTTCTACGTTGACTATGACGGTCATGGGACACACGTTGCTGGGACGGTTGCTGGTAAGACTTTTGGTTGGGCCAAGAATGCAAATATCTATGTTATTAAGTTGGCTGGCCTTGAGGGGCCGTCTGACCCCGTTCCGGGAATGAGCGCTGCAGATGCGTTTGACTGCATTGTTGGTTGGCACAATAATAAGACAAACGGCAACCCGACTGTCGTTGTGAACAGTTGGTCCTACGTTGTCTATTGGGACGAGGCCACAGACAGGCTGACTTACGATCAATCCACCTACTACCCCGTTACCGGTGGTTCATATAGAGGAACGCCACATACGGATACAACAAAGGACCCAGCAAAGGGACTTACCGGTCAGCAAGTAAATGCCACCCTCTTTGTTTTCAATCAGAGGGTTTCGTCTGTTGATGCTGATATAAATACAATGATCAACTCCGGTATTGTTGTCTGCAACGCAGCGGGGAACGGCGGATTGAAGCAGGACACGCCCTCTGGGTCTGATTACAACAATTACGTGACGGCCACAGGGCTACCTGACCTCTATTACCACAGGGGTTGTTCCCCTAACGTTGGGACAAACCCGGGGTTTGAAGTTGGTGCCATTGGGACAAACTTCATTTCTAATGTTGAGGCTAAATCTGTATACAGCGATGCCGGTCCCGCTGTCACTATTTATGCAGCTGGCGACAGAATTATGAGCGCCATGAGTGTTACGAATATTGATGCTACTAGTTATGCCTACTACCTAGATAACGGCTACAACCAGCAGCTTCTATCGGGAACATCCATGGCGGCTCCTCAGGTAGCAGGAATGTGCGCCCTCCTACTACAAGCCCACAGAGATTGGACACCATCTCAGGTGTTCAATTGGATGACCGGGAAGGCTACAACAATCATGCACACCACCGGCCTAGACAACGATTACGCCACTACCAACAGCGTATACGGGGGGCCAAACAAGATTGCGTACATGCCAATGTCGGGACAAAGGCCGTTTGGCCTCAACGAAGTAGCCTAAAGCGGGGCTGGGGACAGATGATTTGTAGTAAACTAGATAATAGGTCTTTTAGTGGAGCAGTGGTAGGTGAGTCATGGCTGTAACTCGTGTCGGGGCATCTAACCCCCTAGCCAACACCCCTACTGCGCTACCAGCAGTTACAACCACTGGCGTTGCTTCTCTCATTGCCTCAAACACCTCGTTTAGCCCAGCGCTGACTACGATTTATGTTCAACCTAATAATACGAGTGATGAATCGAGCAGGATTTACCTCTCTGCAAACCTAACCATTGAGGCTGGCCAGACATACGAGACATTTAGGTTTGGTGTCCAAAGCGGCGACGTTGTTTACGTTCAAGCAGATACCGCTGATGTCTTTTTCTCAATGTCTTTGGTTTATGAAGTAACCGGAGCCGACCGTGTTTTCTACCAAGAAACCCAACCGGGATTCCCAGAAGTTGGTCATATTTGGGTAAAGCCAAGCACCGGAGAAGTTTATTTCTACACCAACGACAACGGATGGTCCCAGCTTGCGTACATTGGTGAAGGACCAACTGGGCCTACTGGACCTGTTGGCCCTCAAGGCCAGCAAGGCGTTACTGGTCCTCAGGGTTCTGGCGTAAACATTCTTGGAACATACTCCACACTCCAACTTCTTCAATCAGACAACCCGGTGGGGAACGTTGGTGACGGTTATATTGTCCAAAACGATCTTTACGTTTGGTCCGATCTAAACCAAGAGTGGGCCAACGCTGGACCAATTGTCGGACCCACAGGTGCGACAGGGCCGACAGGTTCAACTGGACCAACGGGTGCAGATTCAACAGTTACAGGTCCTACTGGTCCCACCGGACCTTCTGGTGGGCCTACTGGCCCAACGGGGGCAACTGGACCAACGGGACCAACTGGTCCTACAGGTGCAGACAGTACTGTTGCCGGTCCTACAGGGCCTACCGGTGCAACTGGTCCTACAGGGCCGGATGGTCAGCTCGGGGCAACTGGGCCTACCGGACCCCAAGGAGATGATGGCATTGTTGTCTCAGCAACCGCACCAGCGAACACGGATGTCATCTGGGTAGATACAAGTGTTGCCGGTGGTTATGCCGTCTACCAGCCGCATATTCAAGTTTTCTTCAGAACTCGCTTGCCGACTCAAGCGGTGTTTGGACAGTCACACCGAGTTCTAGCGCAATTTTTGGTGGAACCCTCCTTAGCAGTGGTCTGCAAAATGAGTACGCCGAATGGAATATTTCAGTTGTTCCCGGTACTTACGAGTTGACACTTCTACACACGGAAGCCAACAACCGAGGCATTTATACAGTCTCTATCGATGGAACTGATGTCGGAACAATTGATGGGTACGCAGCAACGGTTGTTGGAACGTTTGACAGAATTAGTTCTATTTCTATTTCCGTTGCTGGCCAAGTCCCGATTAGGTTTACGATGGCTACTAGGAACGGCAGTAGTGCTAACTACTACGCCAGTATTTCTGGATTCACTCTGACAAGGACGGGCGACTAATGAGCGTAGTCAGACGCTATAACAGCAGCACAAGCGCTTGGGAAGCTGTAGCCATTGGCGACCAAGGACCGACGGGGCCGACTGGTCCCTCGGTCACTGGCCCTGATGGCCCCACAGGCCCAACTGGTCCTACTGGCCCTAGTGGTGGCCCTACGGGCCCAACTGGACCAACTGGTCCCACAGGAGCTGATGGGGCAACTGGCCCAGTTGGCGACACTGGCCCTACGGGTCCGACTGGCGTAGATGGCCCTACTGGACCAACGGGCCCACAAGGCGAGGACGGCACAGCCGTAAACCTCAAGGGAGAAGTTGCCACAACAGGGGATTTGCCCGGTAGCGGTGTCGCTGGAGACGCTTACGTTGTAGAAGCGGACGGCGAACTGTACGTCTGGGACACAACCACTTCTCAGTTCCTAAGCATTGGTTCCATCCTTGGCCCCACTGGCGCTACAGGCCCCACAGGACCATCGGGAGGGCCTACTGGAGCAACCGGACCAACAGGGCCTACTGGCCCCTCTGACGGTCCTACAGGTCCGACTGGGCCTACCGGTCCAACGGGTGCTACTGGAGA